CCAGATATTGGCATTAAAGTATTGGTAATTTTTGCTGAAGGGGATATTACAAAAGGATTTTGGATTGCTTGTATAATGGATGCACACAATCATTATATGGTGCCCAGTATGGGTGCAAGTATAAACAGTGATTGGATAACCGATAATAAAGAAATTCCTTCCGATAGACGACCAGATCGAGTTCCGGTAGTAGAATTTAATGATAGAAATAAAGATTTAGGATCTCAACCAAATTGGGAAAAGAATAATAAACCATTGCACCAAGAACAATTGTTGCAATTACGCAAACAAGGGTTGGACTTTGATTACGTTCGTGGTCCAATTCTCAGTTCAAGTCAACGCGAAAGTCCCAGTCAAGTATTTGGTATCAGCACACCAGGTAGATTAATCAATAGAAAAGATGTAGCTAATAAAAAAATACGTAAGGGTGGGCACACCTTTGTGATGGATGATGGAGATACTACTGGGGCAAATAATTTTTTACGACTAAAGACTGGTGGTGGACATCAAATATTGATGCATGATACCAGTGACTTTATCTATATTAGTAATTCCAAAGGTACCGCTTGGGTAGAACTGGATGCATCTGGCAACATAGATATTTTCAGTGAAGGCACATTTAGTCTTAGAGCAGCCGACAGTATTAATTTACATGCTGACAAAGATATCAATATGTATGCTGGTAACAGATTAACAGTTGTGGCAGAACAAGGTACAGATTTACAGAGTTTGTATGTTAATATCAATTCTACTAAAAATACTACAATTCATGCGTGTGGTACATTAAATTTTAAAAGCGGTGCAATTACCAATTTAGATGGTGGTACAGCAATAAACGTCAAAGCATCAGGGGCATTGTCATTGCGTGGTGAGAAAGTAAATTTAAATTGTGGTGGTACTGCCGCTGTGCCTCCATTAGCCGACATTCCTCGTTCCTCATATCCAAACGCATTATTAACAGCAGATAGTTATAGAAGCTCGCCAAAACGTATAAGCAGTGTGGCAACACGAGTACCAACACATGAGCCTGATATCAATCACAATGTCATTGCTGAGCAAATTAGAAATCCAAATGCAATTGCAATGACTGATGCAGAAGCAAAAAAACAAGGTACTGAAGGAGTGGTACCTCCTCCACCAGCAAAGAATTGTGTTACCAGCACTGGTACTCCTGTGATTGAAGGAGTACCAAATAGTGCAACACCGCCTCCTCCGGTAGATAACAATAAGGCTGTTGCGGCAGTGCCCAAGGATGCTGGAACTCTAGCAAATAATCTTGGTAAACAACCAGACCCCGTGGTCGCAATAGGTACATTAACCAAAGATGAAACCAAAGCATATATGGTAGGAATGGCAGCACCCGACATGAAATATGATGCAGTTACGTTGGGAGGATTTGTGGGCAAATATCAAATGGGTGCTGGTGCATTAGTTGGTCAAGGATTAGTCAGCAAAGATTTGTACTCCTTGTATGGTGGTTTAAGTAGTGGTAATCAGGTGTTAAATGACCCAGGTGCTTGGACTGGCATGAATGGTATAACCAGTAAAGCTCTGTTCTTACAAGCACCAGGTGTACAAGAACTTACTATGCAATCGTTTACTGAAAGCAATTTTCGCAGTTGTGTGGGCAACGGAGCAATCAAACCAGGCGATGGTGCCGCTGATGTAGCTGGAGTATTGGCATCAGCACATCACCTTGGCGCAGCCGGAGCATATATCACTAGATACGGCCAAGCCACTGCCGATAGTATTGGAATGTCTGGATTAGCCCTCGTGGCCAAGGGAAAATTTGCTATAAATACGTTAACAAATAATGGGAGTTTGATGGCATAATGGCTACCTACAAAGGATTTAATACACAGTCAGCTAATCGTAAATTTAGACTAGCTGATTTTGAGTTGATTAAGCGTGATTTGATAAATCACTTCAACATAAGACGCGGTGAAAAACTTATGCGCCCTACGTTTGGCTGTGGAATATGGGCTCATTTATTTGAACCACTTATGGAAGATACCAGACAAAAAATAGTTGACGAGATTAAACAAGTTATAGATTACGAACCTAGAGTTAATGCCGATAAGGTCACGGTAACCAGTTACGACCAAGGTGTTCAAGTGGAAATTATTTTAAGTCTAGTAAACTCTAATCAAACATCAAAGCTAATTATGCAATTTGATCAGAACAAAAATGCAGTAATGAGCCTTTAATAGTACAGTATTATAAGCCACATAAATATTAAAATAGAGTAAATTATGGCACAAATTACACGACAACAAACATTATTAGTTGCAGAAGACTGGACCAAAGTATATCAGAGTTTTAGAAACGCTGACTTTAAAGCCTACGACTATGAAACGTTGCGTAAGTCCATGATTGACTATTTACGTCTATATTATCCAGAAGATTTTAACGATTTTATTGAAAGCAGTGAATATATTGCATTAATCGATCTAATTGCATTCTTAGGTCAAAACTTGGCCTTTCGTGCCGATCTTAATGCCAGAGAGAATTTTATTGATACTGCTGAACGTAGAGACAGCGTATTACGTTTGGCACGGTTAGTCAATTACCGTCCACAACGAAACGTTCCAGCCAGCGGTGTATTAAAAATAGATAGCATATCCACAACCGAAGAAATATCAGACAGTGATGGTGTTAGTTTATCCAATGCATTAATATTTTGGAATGACAATACCAATTCAAATTGGTATGAACAGTTTGTTACAGTTATGAATTCAGCAATGATTTCAGGGCAACGAATCGGTAAACCTGGAAACAGTCAATATCTTAATGGTGTCAAAACAGATGAATATAGCCTACGGTTGTCATCACAGGGCAGTAACGTATATAAATTTAAGTCAGAAATAAATGGTAGCAACATGATATTTGAAGCAGTAAGTGGTACTACCATAGGGCAAAGTTTTATATATGAAAGCAGTCCAAACGTTAGTTCAACTTTTAACCTTATTGCTAGAAACGACAATTTAGGCAATGCCAGTAACAATACTGGATTCTTTGTGTTGTTTAAACAAGGAGAACTGCAAAGTGTATCATTAAATTTCCAGGAAAGTTTAGTAAACAGAGTTGTTAGTATTAATACTGATAACATAAACAATCTGGATATTTGGTTATATCAACTTAACAGTTTAAATTTTGCCACCGCACAATGGGCACAATTACCCAACATAAGCAATACAAACATTGCTTATAACACTGTTAATAATGTTAATAGAAAAATATTTGAAGTTGCATCACGTGGCAATGATCAGATTGATTTAGTTTTTGGTGATGGTATATTTGCTGACATCCCACAAGGCCCATTTACTTTATTTTACAGAACTAGTAACAATTTAGATTATAGAATTACTCCTGAAGAAATTAGTAATGTGCAATTATCTATTCCATATCTCAGCAAAGCCGGTAGAACAGAGTCATTAACTCTTTCTGTTAGTTTAAAATATTCAGTAACTAATGCAAAATCCAGAGAAACTCTGACAGATATTAGAACTAATGCTCCACAACAATACTATGTACAGAATCGCATGGTCAATGGTGAAGACTACAATGTTCTTCCATTTACAAAATTCAATAACTTAATTAAAGTTAAAGCAGTTAACCGAACAAGCAGTGGTATTAGCCGTTATTTGGATGTATTAGACACTACTGGAAAGTATAGTAGTACAAACATCTTCTGTGACGATGGTATCGTATATAGACAAGATACTGCTCTAACACAGACATTTGAATTTACAACCATAAGCGATATTCAACAAGTAATCGAAAGTAAAATATCACCTATTTTAAATGATCAAGCAACTAAACATTTTTATTACTCTTACTTTACTCGGTATACATTAACCAACACTTACTGGAATCAACAAACTATAGGTACTAATACTGTTACTGGTAATTTCCAACAAAGTAATGGAGATTTATTGCAAATTGGTGCATATGTAGGTGCTCCGCGTATTCATTTACGCCCTGGTGCTATAGTAAAATTTGATGCTGGCGCAGGCAATTACTTTGATGTTAATCGCACTATTCAGACAGGTACTCCAACATATGAAAGTGAATCTCGCTACATATACACATCAATTAAGTCTGTTGATAGTGATGGTACTTTTGATGCGGCTGAGATAGCATCGTTTGGTAATGGACCTGTTGCATTAACAGATATTATTCCAGATGGTGCCGAAGCAATACAGGTAATTGCACCGTATGTAGATTCCTTAAATAGCACGGTACGGCAAGAAGTTGTGGATTACATTGACCAATATCAAAATTTTGGATTGGGATATAATCCGGTAACGTTGGCTTGGTATACTATTTCTCCCAACGATTTAAATGCAACTGGTAGCTTTAGTCAAACATATGCGACAGATGCCACCTCTGGTAACTTGGATGCAAGTTGGCTAATTAAATTTACGGTCACTAATGCAATTTACACTATTACATATCGTGGATTAGATTATTACTTTGAAAGCGAATTACAAACAAGATTTTATTTTGATAATACACAGCGAGTATTTGATCCCAAGACTGGATTAGTGGTTACTGATCAAATCAAAGTATTAAAAATTAACTCGCAACCTGACTCAGCTACCCCATTAATAACACCCACTACGTTGGCGGTATATGATAGCGTAATTGGTGCTGATGGATACGAAAATAACGAAAGAGTTCGTGTGACATTTAATGATATAGACGACGATGGTGTTCCGAATAATCCAGATTTTTTCATTGATGTTGTTGCGCCCAGTGTTAATACTACATCAAAGAGAGTTTATTACAAAATAGAATCTAACGAAGATCGTACTCCAATATCCAGTGGTGATATAATATTACAACATACTACACAGGCCGCTATTAATGCCGCCAAAACTAGATATGCAACTGGCACAGTATTTTATGCCAGTACTGACAATGCATTCTATGTATTGACTATTGCTGGTAATACCAGAACCATTACAGTATCGACCAGCTACGAATATAAAGTTGGTAGGCAAGATCTGTCCTTTCAATATAGACATAATAGCCCAAACAATAGACGTATTGATCCGTCACCAAACAATATTATAGATTTATATCTATTAACTAAAAATTACAGTGATGATTATGTACGTTGGGTAACTGATGCAACCGGAAAGATTACAGAACCAACTATTCCCAGTAGCGAAGATTTACTTTTAAATTTCTCAGATTTAGAAAATTACAAGATGATAAGCGATACAATAATTTACAACACCGCAGTATTTAAACCATTGTTTGGAGCCAAAGCCGCACCAGCATTGCGCGGTACTTTTAAAGTAGTTAAGAGTTCAGTAATTAACATTAGTGACACAGAAATTAAGTCTCGACTTATCACTGCATTAAATGAATATTTTTCTATTGACAATTGGGATTTTGGTGAAACATTTTATTACACTGAACTTAGTGCATATCTACATAATAAATTAGCTTCTTATATTAGCAGTGTCGTTATTGTGTCACAGGACACAAGTCAGAAGTTTGGTAATTTATTTCAAGTCAATGCCGGACCGGATGAAATTTTTGTCAGTGCAGTAACAGCCGAAGACATTCAGATTATTCCAGCAATAACAAATGCACAACTTAATCAGGTATAATTATGGCAACTAGAACTATTAAATTACTACCACAAATATTTCAAACCGACCATAATAAGAAATTTCTTAATGCTACATTAGATCAATTAGTAACTAAAACAAGCCTTGGAAGAATACATGGATACATCGGTCGTTCCACCAGTCAAGCACATGCTTCTGGGGATAATTATCTACCAGAGTCAACTTTAGAACGTCAACAATACCAGTTAGAGCCAGGTGTTGTGGTATCGATACCTAATAAGGAAAAGTTTGTATCTAATTATGCTGATGTATTATCCTCAATCAATTTTTATGGTGGTAATAACCGCAATCATGATAGATTATTTTCAAATGAGTATTATAGTTACGATGGTCAATTTGACTTTGATAAATTCATTAACTACAGTCAATATTATTGGTTGACAAATGGATTAGACTCAGTTGATGTTGGGGCCAGTGGGGTATTGTTTAATCAAGACTACACAGTTACCAGAGTCCCGTCAGATAACGCTTATAAACTCAGTGGGCTTAAGCAACTAAATCCAACCATCATATTAGCTCGTGGTGGTACATATACATTTAATCTCAACCAAGATGGCAATAGTTTTTATATACAAGCAGAGCCTGGTATTTCTGGAGTATATGCTAACCAAACGAACGAAAGTACTCGTGACATTTATGGAATGATGTATAATGGTACTGACAGTGGAGAAGTAATATTTGGTGTTCCACAACGTACCGCACAAGATTGGATTTTGGAAGCACCAGAACAAACTGTCGTGGACTTTGCAACTAGTTTAACATTCAAACAATTACATAACCTAACACTGGCTGGGTTTAAAAGTTTATACGGTAGCATTGATAGCGTTAGAGATATTGAAAACAAGACATTAATTTTTGTTAATAATTCCGTAAATGATGAAGATTGGACATCATTCAACATTTATGATGACTATCAACATGCATTTGATGAGGAAGCATATGATGTAGGTACAATAGTACCAACGACACGTCGCCAGGGGATCTTCTCGCTTCAGGTTGACTATACCTACTCTACTCCAATTATTAAATTGCGATACTTAAATGAGTGTCAACCCGGCAATAAGATCAAGATCGCAAGTGGAACAACTTATGCAGCCAAATACTTTTATAAAAATCCGCACAACTACCGATTAGAATTATTGCCACCAGTTACAGCAAACATTGATACATTGTATTATCAAGATGCAAATAATGATGGTATGTTTGGTACTATTAAATTAATTGATGCAGTATCTTCTGCCCCAATCAATGCTGAATTAGACATCGTGGGAAAATCCTCCTACATTAGTCCAAATAATGTAATCTTTACCAATGGATTAAAAGTTAAATTTGATTCAACGGTAACTCCTGAATCATATCAATTTAATGAATTTTATGTTGAAGGTGTTGGAGATTCCATACGCTTGGTTGCTGTGGCCGATATGATTACCCCAGAAGCATATATCATTCCAGAATCACAACGATTTGATACTGTTGGTTGGGATGCTACTACATGGGATCCTTCTTTTGCCGGACCAATGCAATTGGATTACATCACTGTTAATAGAGCCAGCCGAGATCAAAATGCCTGGAGCAGAAGTAATAGATGGTTCCACGTTGATGTTATCAATGCAACTGCGGAGTATAATGGATTTACCCCAGTAATTGATCAATCAATTAATGCTAAACGCCCTATTGTGGAGTTTAATTACGATCTGCAATTATATAATTCAGGCAAAACGTTTAAACAAACGGTAGATTTGTTTGATATGACAGAAACTGATGCGTTTAGCAATGTTGAAAAAACACAATATAAACTTGTTGATAGTGTTGATATAGCTGATGGTATGACAGTGATATTTTCTGCAGATATTAATCCTGATGTTGCTAACAAGATTTATAAGGTCAGTGTAGTTGATCCATTTGGAGATGGTAGTAGTCAATTTAAACATTTAACATTGGTTGAACATGCTGACGTTGATGCAAATGAATCTGTGTTAATTACTCGTGGTGCCACCAAGAGTGGCAAAACAGTCTGGTTTGATGGTTCTGCATGGCATATTGGACAACAAAAAACCAATATAAACCAAACTCCCATGTTTGATGTATTTGATGATAGTGGTGTTAGCTTTGGTGACACCAACAAGTATCCTGGCTCAACATTTGCATTAACACCTGACAATCTCGGAGTTACATCTGCTGGTGCTTTTAGTATTGGCTTAAAATATAAGATTGAATCCATAGGCACTACAGATTTTACGACAATTGGTGCATCAACCAATACCCTGGGCACAATTTTTATTGCGACTGGTGTGGGCAGTGGTTCAGGAACCGCCACATCATTGGTTGGTGGTACTAAAATATTTGGTTATCAAATTGGTAATGGCACTATCGATAATAATTTGGGATTTGCATTATCATACAAGTCTATACAGAACATCGGTGACATTGTTTTTGAGAATAACTTTGATACTGACACATTTGATTATACTATTGACGGAGTCACACAATCATTAGTTATAGGTGAAGGCAAATTACATGCCAATACCTCCCTGACCGAGTACTTAGATAAAACAGTGTGGGTTAAGACTGTTGCTGACTCGAAACAATATCAACATTTTGAATATGTTGTTGGTCCTAGACTAGAGCAGAGTTTCTTGGTTGGTGACTGGGGATTAAATGATAACTATCTTGCCAATTTTAAATTATATTTAAATAACAAATTTATTTCCAGCGACAATTACGTGTTTGAACGAATTAATGGACGTAAGTTTGTTACTTTATTGAATACTTCTGTTGCGGCAGAGAATGACAAAATAAACATCTTTGTTTATCCTAGCGGCACAATACTTGAAAACAGTTTCTATCAAATACCTAAAAATTTAGAAATTAATTCCATTAACAAAAAATCTGATGTCTTTACACTGGGGCAATTACGTGGACATGTTAAAGAAATTTATGAAACCAGTATATTAGTTTCTGGTGTTTACCCTGGTGTTAGCAATTTACGAGATTTGCCCAAGATTAAAAATGTTGGCGGATCAATATTACAACATAGTAGCAGTATGATCCCGGCAGCATTATTTCTAACTCACCCCGACGTTAATGTTATTGGTGCGATTGACAATGCATCTAGAGAATATTCTAGATTTAAACATAAATTGTTAGATCAAATTATTAACATGGATATTGCTGATTTTACTGATATCCCAGCAGTATTGGATACTATATTAACAGATATCAACTTGGTTAAGACTAATAGTTTTCCGTGGCATTACAGTGATATGTTGGCTTACGGCAGCAAACACGTTGATCACACATCAACTATTACTGTTGAAAACGACGAGCAATATGATTATGACTTGTTAACCGCCTTTAATTTAGATAATACTAGTAGACGTAGTATATTGGTGTATGTTAATAATAGTCAATTAGTTTATGGTAAAGATTATACGTTCTCAACAGAACGGCCAGCTATTATATTAACTCCAGACACAATTGCAGTTGATGATGAATTGCGTATAGTGGAATACAGCTCAACTGATGGTAGTTATATCCCTGAAACCCCATCCAAAATGGGAATGTGGCCTGCCAAACAACCACGCATCTATACAGATACTACATTTGTTACTCCAACATTATGTATTGAAGGACACGACGGAAGTGTCGTTCCGGCATTTGGCGATTATCGTGATGACATATTGTTAGAATTTGAAAAACGCATTTACAACAATATTAAAGTAAAATGGGATCTACATAAGATAACAGAGTATGATGTTAAACCTGGTGCGTTTAGAAAAACAGACTATACTAAAGCAGAATACGATCAAACATTAACTCAGTTCTTTACTACTTGGACTGGCAAATATGGATTAAATTATACTAGCCACAATACATTTATAGGAAGCAATAGTTACACCTGGAACTACGCAAAACATACTGACCGAGTATTTGGTGAATTGCTACAAGGATCGTGGCGTGCAATATTTGATCATTTTTACGATACTGCTCGGCCAAATACTCATCCCTGGGAAATGCTTGGATTTTCACAACAGCCCAGCTGGTGGGAACAACGATATGGTTCTGCACCTTATACTAGCGGTAACTTGGTGCTATGGGAAGATCTCAGAGATGGTGTTATATTCTTTGGTGAAAGGAAAGGAATTGATAAAAGATTTATTAGATCAGAACTATTACAAATCATACCAACTGATGAGAATGGCCAATTAAGAACTCCACTGGACATTTTTGTTAAGCAATTTGACAGTAAAAAAACCAAAGTAAGTTGGGCAGTGGGCAATATTGGACCAGTTGAAGCGGCTTGGCGTCGTAGCAGTGAGTATCCATACGCGATGCAAGCAATCATGGCAATTACAAAACCAGCCAAATATTTGGGTCTATATGTTGATAATGACAAATACTTGTACGAAACAGATATTAATGAATTTACGTTTGATGGTAAAAGCAAACGTATGCAACTCACCGACTATGAAATTAACACAGAGTTATCAGGAGAGGTAGTATTATCCAAAGCCAGTTACTTAAATTGGATTGCTGATAAATTAACTGGATTTGGTATTGATGGTGTTGGTAAATTACGTGATATTATTGACTATACCAATGTTAACTTGGTGTATAGTCTAGCTGGATTTAGTAGTGTGGATATGTACAATGCATTTGCTGAGCAAGCAAGTCCAAACTCAATTGGCAAAAGCATATTAATTCCTGACGATAATCAATCAGTATCAATTAAGAAATCAGTAGCTCAAGCTAGAGTTACTTACAGCGGTGTGATTATTGAACGTACTGGTACTGGATTTAAAGTATCAGGATACGACTTGGCTAATCCATATTTTACTATGATTGCAAGTATACAAAATTCCAATAATTATACTATCAAAGTACTCACATCAACTGCAACAATATATAAAGATTACGATCCTGTCAAGATCAACATACCGTATGGATCTGAGTTTGTTAATAAACAACAAGTAGTAGACTTTTTAGTTAGCTACCAACGTTACTTAATTTCACAAGGTGTTATATTTGATGAATATGATATAGACTTAAATGAGAACAGAGATTTTATCTTATCTTGCAAAGAGTTTTTAACTTGGGGGCAGCAAGGATGGGGAACAGAAACAGTATTGGTATTAAACCCACTTGCATCCAGGATTACTCTCAACAGAGCAGGATATGTAGTTGATGAGATCAACAGCACCGCGGCCGGCGCAAGTCGTGTTGTGGATCAAAACTTTAATTACTTAAAAAATGATCAGTTTAACATAGTTAGAATTAACAACACATTTACTATAACTGCAACAGGCGGATCAATTGCATTAATTGAAATGAACTTGGTACAATATGAACATTCTATCATATTTGACAACAAAACATTATTTAATGATGTTATATATGAACCAGAAACTGGAAATAGACAACTACGTATTAAGTTAGTTGGTCATAAAACAGTTGATTGGGATGGTACGTTATATGCACCAGGATTTATATATAATGACAATTCAGTCCCACTATGGACTTCAGGAACAGATTATAGAGTTGGACAATTGGTTGAATTTAAAAATCAATATTATGTTGCTGATGATGACTTACCAGCATCAGACATATTTCCGTATTCAAAGTGGAAGCTAATTGAAAAAACATCTATTAAAACTGGATTGTTGCCAAACTTTGACACCCTAGCGGCGCAGAGTGATGGATTTTACAATATAGATAATGTCAATCTTGAGTCAGAATTTGATAAATTTGGTAAGGGATTAATAGGATTTAGATCACGTGATTACTTGACTGACCTGGGTGTTGACGATGTTAGTCAAGTAAAGTTTTACCAAGGGTATATAAAAGAGAAAGGTACAAAGAGTGCTGCCACAGCATTACTTGGTGCAAAATTTGATCACTTTACCAGTGGTGTTGAACTTTTTGAAAATTGGGCTATCAGAGTAGGCGAATATGGTGCAATTGACAGCAATGAACAAATTGAAGTTCTGTTGCCTGAAACAGCATTTTCAGAAAATCCCAGCTTTTTGGAATTTTTAAATACTGGGGATACTGAAACTGTTGGTGCATACGGATATTTCCCACCAAGTACCTCAGTAATACTTGACAAACAAATCAGAATAAAGCCAAAGAATTATACTAAGAACGTATTCCTCACTACCAAAGATAAAATTAATATCGAAGGTGAACTACGTACCGCTGGATACATTAAAACGTCAGATGTTAATGGTACAATTTTTGATATTGATAACATTGATGTTGCCACTATCAGCTCATTAATTTCAAACATAGGGTCTGGTTATACATTATGGGCGGCCAACAAGCGTAACAAGGACTGGGATTTATATAGAGCCGAGCAATTGGGTATTTTGGTTACCAACATTACTAATGCATTAAGCGGAAACTTAGCAATTAATACTAGCGACCGCCACGGATTAGCTGTTGATGATTTTGTTGTTATTAAAAATTTCGGTAATGCAGGTTCCTTTGATAACATTTATCGAGTCAAGGCAATTAATAACTTAACATCATTCATGGTGTCGGCTCCATTGGGGATAATTAATCTAGCTACATTTAGTGGTGAAGATGGTAATGGAATCATGTACAAACTCACATCAATAAGATTTGATCGTTTGTCAAATTGGGCAAATTATGCTCCAAAGAATGGATGGCAGGCTGGAGATATTGCGGCTATTGATCGCTGGGGAAATGATTATGTGGATTGGGCAGTATGGAAAAAAGCAGATGTATGGGGGCTGAATGAAAGCATAGGCACGAGTATTGATGCAAGTACTGATCAAGGATTTGGCTCATCAGTTGCATTCCTAGATAGTGGGCAATACTTATTGGCTGGTGCACCAGGAGAAGGTAAAGTTTATTTCTACAAAAAAGGCACTAATGGAAAGTATACTTCAACCTCATTGACTGCGGCAGCATTATCCGCACAAGGGGTAGGATTCGGTACAACAATTACTGCTAGCGACAGTGGGTATTTTGCAGTAGGTAATCCAACCACATCAACCAATACTGGTGCAGTTTATATCTATAAACGCACAGGCGACACGGTTGCATTAATTAATACATTTACCGGGTCAGGCACTGGTGTGTATTTTGGACAAAGTATCAGCTTTAGTAAAGATGGATTATGGTTATATGTTGGCGCCCCAGGTGCTGGCACAGGCGGCCGTGTTTATGCTTATGGATTAAACAGCAGTGCCTTTTATGTTGTTGGTACTTATATTGCCGCATCCGATTCTGCATCAGGCGACAACTTTGGATATTCAGTAAGTTGCTCAAGCGATGGCGCACAAGTTTTAATTGGTGCTCCATATCACGACACTGGTGCCACTGATAATGGTGCTGTTTACATATACGACAGAAGTATAGAATCATTTGTTGGTACAGGATCAGCTACTACACAAACCCTATTACGTACACCAGACGCCACTGTTAGATTGGCTACTGTGGATGCGGTAACAACCACAGTAACCTACGGCGGAAGTGGTAATAAAACAGTTACGTTTGCGTCAGCACCAGCAAACGGAAGTTTAATTAAAATACATTCCAATAACTTTCAATTATTGAAAAAGTTAACACCGGCTGCGGCCCAAGGTAGTCAAAAGTTTGGAATCAGCACTGCGCTATGCCCATTTGATTGTACAGCATATATTGGTGCTCCTGAGCGTGATGCCACAATTGGTACATACAATGTGGGTTCAGTATACAGATATACAAACATTGGTAGATTATATGGTGACGTTACTGGCACAGTAACCGCACCCACTGTTACAGTTGGGCATGGTATTAGAATTAATGATTTTGATGTAGTATTCACTGGCACATCATTGGCACAGGTAGTAATCGATATTAACAATAAAAATATTCCTGGCATGACAGCAAATGCAGTAGCTAATCAATTACACATTGTTTGTGATGTTGTTTTAGTTGCCGATAAACTTAGAATACTTCCAGGCTCTGGTACTGGATTAACCGACTTGGGTCTAGGAGTATTTTCTCTTACACAAACAATCAATAACCCAACACCTGGTGACAGTGATGAATTTGGCCGCACATTAGCTATAAGTTATGATGCCATGAAGTTATTGATTGGTAGTAGTAACGATGGTACCACAGAAGTTATGACGTTTGATCGTCATACTACCAAGTTAGCAAATTACTATGTGACTGATAATGGATCACCGCATCTTACTACCATGGTAAATGATTCCAGTTCCGCTCTTACCGGCACAGCAACTACTTTTGATTCTAGCAGTATCAACTTTTACGATACTGTTGGAAAAAGCGGATCTGTGGCAGTTTATGAATACGTAGCAGAAAGAGTTGACAATGCCACTCGCCCAGGGGTGTTTATATTAGATAAGTTCTTGGAATCAGGTGGTATGCATACTGGCGACTCATTTGGTACTAGCGTGGCTATGTATGATCGTATTGCCGTGGGTGCAACAGGGGTGGACACATTTGGAAGTAATTATGGCGCTGTATTTACATTTGCTACTGACGGAATAACAACACAGGCTTGGTCAATATCTAGCAATGCCGAAGCGTTGGTAAACACCAATTCTATTAACCGGTTGTATTTGTATAACACTGTAACCAATACCAAGATTATTGATTTAGATTTTATTGACCCGGTCAAAGGCAAAGTGTCTGGACAAGCATTGGGACAAATTGACTATATCACTGAATATGATCCAGCAGTATACGGAGTATATGGAGTTACATCTTCTGACTTATGGGGTTCTGACAAAGTTGGTGAAGTATGGTGGAATGTTGATAAAGTTAGATACTTAAATTATGAGCAAGATACATTCCAATACCGTTCCACTAACTGGGGACGAGCATTTCCTGGTAGCACCATTGAAGTTTACGAATGGACTGCCAGCTCAGTTCCACCAAACCAATATGCTGAAGCTAATACCAATAACTTTAACGGATATGCACCATTGGGTGATAATGCAGTTGTTTCAGAAACAGCAACTGATCCAGCGACTGGTCGAATCGTGACAACATATTACTATTGGGTTAGAAGAAAAACCAAAGCAGATCAAAACAAAGGTAGAACATTAACGGTATCTGCTATTGAAGAATTAATTGACAATCCCCGAGGACAGGGATTGCCTTATGCCGCTTTCCTTGCAGATAACAGCATTGGATTGTACAACATTGGGCAATATCTCACTGGTAGTGACATTGCATTACGTATAGATTACGATAAGCAACTTAATACAGATGTTATTCATAGTGAATACCAACTGATACAAGAAAATAATCCAAACAGTAGACCTGCTACTAAGATTTTAAACAAGATTATTGATAGTCTTGCTGGATACGATGCTATACATAACAAAGTACCAGATCCAGCTCTAACTGAAAACTTAAAATATGGAATCCTTAATCGCCCAAGACAAAGTATGTTTAAAGATTGGGCACCTGCCCTTAAGGTAGCAACATTGTCAATTAATAGAATTTTTAATCTATATCGACTAACTGAGATTTACGCTATACAAAAACTAAGTTATCAAGAACCTGCACCCACAGCCGCATCAGGATTATGGGATAGAAAAGTTGCCAATATTACAGAACAAAGTTATCTTAATACTTCAATATTGGCAAATGGCTATAAATTACTGGTTGAATTTGATTCAAACTACAACGGCTGGGCAACTTATACGTTAAGTAGCGGGCTTTGGGTGGTGGTAGATCATCAAGAATACAATTTAACATTGTTGTGGGATTATGTTGACTATGTTGCAGTGGGATACGATAACTCAGCATTACCAACACACATAGTCAATACTCGGGCCGATACACAAACAATGACATTTGCCATTGGTGATACGGTTAAAATATTAAACAATGGTACTGGTAGATACGAGATATTACGTTATACTGGTGATTTTAATTTTGAAACTGTTGCATTAGAAAACGGTACAATTAATTTTAATAGCAAGATGTATACTGGTGTTGATGCATTTGGCTTGCCACTATACAGTAACGAAATACGGGTATTATTTAATTTGTTGTTCAACGACATATTTGTTGACGAGTTAGAAGGTTACGTAAATGAATTGTTCTTTATTCTTATGCGTTATATGCTTAAAGAACAGAAATATGTAGACTGGATTTTCAAAACCAGCTTTATTGACGTTAAACATAATTTTAGAAAACTAGAACAGCAGTCAGTATATCTCAAAGATAACCAGACATTCCTGGAAGATTATATTAACGAAACGAAACCTTATCATACCAAGATAAGAGAATATCTATTAAACTATACTGGTGATGAACCATGGCTTGGTGACATAACTGACTTTGATGTGCCAGCATATTATGATTCTGTTACCAACACATTTAGATCACCCAACGGAGAAAAATCTGTAGATGCTGGAATTTTAGCAAACAATATTTCATACTCTATGTGGGGGCAGAACCGCACTTACGGAATTAGCAACATTGTGGTTTCTGCTGCCGGTACTGGTTATGTGTTGCCGCCCATTATTACTATAAGTGGCGGGGGCGGGTCTGGAGCCACTGCGTATGCATTGGTGGCAGGTGGTGGTATAACGGAAATTATAATGACTGCTGAAGGTAGCGGTTATATCACTCCACCAACTATTACTATTACTAAACAAGGATCAACTGGATCAGGTGCGGTACTTTATCCGCAACTTGCTAATAATACATTACGTAAGTTACAAACAACAATTAAGTTTGATAGATACACCTTGGACACCTCAGTTATTGCCTGGGCGGCAAGTACAGTATACACTACTGGCCAATATCTAGTGTATAGAAATACTGTATATCGTGTTACTGCTGGATTTACCAGTGGTGCAACATTTACCAGCGTAAACCTAACTAGAATTCTTGATCAAGATTTATCAAGTGCAGATGTTGCTATTAATACCTGGGCTCCA